CACAACTATAGCTGATTGTGAAAGATATCTTGAAAAGTTTAAACGCTCAATTTTAGCTATGAATAATGGATTAGAAAGGAATCGCGCCGACGGGTTGACACCACTTGAACTCGAAACAAAAGAGAGAAATTCAATAGAAAGACGCCTTAAAAAAATAAAGATTATAGACCCTAATATAATAAAGAATGTATTAGGCGAGTTATATCCAATAACACAAGAAAATCCGGTAATTCCGACAAAACCCTAATACTTATGGTGATTATTATACGATAATAAATATTGTATAATATTATTTTACCTCCCAGACCAGACTTTTACAACGCAATCAGGAATAGTGCCTTTTTTTAAGTCAGCTTCATAATTCTCAAAAGTATACTTGTAGCTTTTATGTTTGTCCATTATATTTCCAAATAATGCCCTCTTTTTTGAGCTAGGAGGGTATTCCTTGGAAAATATATAACCCATTATTCTCTCTAAGCAGCATCTGTCTAATCTATTTTTGACAGAGTGTATCATTGTTGTAAGTCTATATTTGGTTTCTATCCGTAACAAGAAATCGTGATTTATATATGATTGACAACCGAAACATCCATACCATTTATTTGTTCCGATACCCATTGTTTGTAGCCCTTGTAATCTAATACCCTCTTGAATCAATGACGCGTAGTTTAAACTATTTGTAATTCTAATTGAATTATTAACGTTTTCGGTGTCTGGATAAAAAAACCATAAGGGCATAAATTTTGTGCCGTGTAATGCTTCAAAGCGAACTCTTCTATGGAAAAAAACACTATCGTGTATAATTACAGCATTTTCAAAGAATTTAGTTTTGATAAAATAATAATATGGCAATAATTCGCCACGACCATTAAACTCTGATTGTATTATAGTAATGTTTTTGTAATCAGCGTCGGGTTTTATAAAATCATTATTACTATTATCGTCTATAATAACAATTTGTTTATAAGGGTACAATCTTCTTAATAGTTTGACTGAGTGATTCCAATATTTATTCGTCATTTCGGAATTAACATGTCTTGTCATAATAAAGCCAAACGACTCCATAATATATATTATATTATAAAAGTAGTAATATTGTATAATATACACGTGTCGCGTTTAAATATATGACGGAATACTGTCGATATCTATAGCATCCTTAGGCACACCACCCTCAAATATTGAGAATGCGTTAAATTCTGGTCGTTCTAATTGAGCTTGAGGTGTATGATTATGTACACACCTAGCAATCATTTTATATAATTTGAAATCTGGGTAGCGGTCGGAACCATTATTTTTGTATAACATATTTATACCCTTGTCATCTAAACACCATTCAACAACCAATCGTTTAACTGGGTCGACGCATTTGGGTAGATTATTAATTTCTTCTGTATCCTCTACTACATAATCAAATATCGAGCACGCTAAACGACACAAATCAAAACTATAGTTTGGTTCTAGCCTAGGTTTCTTTTCATTTAAATATGGTTCTGTATTATATTGTGTTGCAGCGTCGCCGCCGGTTTGAAAACTATCGCTGCAAAAAAGTTTACTATCAAACTTATATATACTTCTTCCAAAATCAATAATTTTAAATATACGGCCAAACGTTGGTACTTTATAATATTTTTTTTTGTAACAATAATAAATGTATTTTTTATTAGTCTCATTATACATAACGTTATTAGTATGTAAATCATTATGTGTTAGATGAAACGCTTTTTGATATGTAATTAGAATCATAATTATTTGCATAAATGCCGAAAACCATTCTTCTTGTGTAAGCTCATTTGATAGAATTAGGTCGTCAAACGTATTTTCGCAATATTCCATACTTATAATTTGAACTGGAAATTTTGGAATAATTGCGTTGATTATCTCCTCTTCACTCTCTTCACTCTCTTCACTCTCATCTTCCCAGTTGCCACTATCATTCTCGTTATCATTATCATTCTCGTTATCATTATCATTCTCGTTATCATTATCTATAGTTTCTGTGGGTTCATTCTCGCAATCTGAAGACACTTCATCGACACTATCATTAGTATAGGAAGTTCTTGATGAACACGATGAATTAGATTTTAATGATACACAATCAGCACCTTTATTTTCAATCATATCAGAACCAGTTATATCAACCAGGTCACCTATATCTTGAGAAGTATCCTTTAAGTTGTCCAATGTTATCGTGTTTTCTTCAAATATATCATCAAAAATGTCATTATTAAAGGAACTGATTGAGAGGTGCGAATTAACGCTTGCGTTATGTATCGTAATTGGTTTCAATTTTGGATTATCAATTTGAATCAAATGTTCATAACTGTCGACTGTAAAGAGAGTATTTTTATTTTTGTTAAAGAATTCAGAATTATTTAAGTAATCGATATCATCGTATACGTTAAATGTAAACTCATTTTTGATTCCTAAAAACGAGCCGTAATAGTCGATACCGTGTAAAAAGTTGTGCTTATTCATTAAGACACTAGTTAAAAAGACAAAAAACCCATCAACATATGCCGAATTATTATAGTCTATAAACTTTTGATTACACTCACTCACAGACGATGTTAGCTGAGGCAATGCGAACAACTGTGTATCATTTACATTATATTTACCTATTAAATATTTATATGGGTCTAGTAGTGGTGCCATCTTAAAAAAAACGGGTGTATCGGATGTTTTGTTGTTATGAATGTTCTTAAGTTTACATTTATAAATACAGTCATCATTCGCAGACTTGTTAATACTTGAAATATACCATTGATGATTTAAGTTGACTGAATTATAATTAGTATCGTTCAACGAGAAAAATCTAGTATAGATTGGGATATAATTTTGTGCATCGGTGATAAATAAAGAATCGGGTTTTGCTAAATTATTAAAAAGATCAGTGTTTTTTCGTTTTTGATAATTAACCAACATTATACTTTAGCTATTTAATATATAAATTATATGTGTTTTTAACTCATTGTATATGTTAATATATTTGTGTAATAAGTAACACTTGTTATGTTAAATATTTATTAGCACGACATATTGTGCGTATTTTATTAAATTCGTTTAGCATATATAATTAAATTATTGGGGTATTCAAATGACTCTTGAATTAAAAAAATTCGATATGAAAAATATTAGCTTTAAGCCAAATGAAAATAAAGGTCCTGTGGTAGTATTAATTGGTAAGAGAGATACTGGTAAATCCTTCTTAGTCAGAGATTTATTATATTATCAACAGGACATACCTATTGGAACGGTCATTTCAGGAACAGAAGAAGGCAACGGTTTTTACGCAAAAATGGTTCCCAAACTATTTGTTCATCATGAATACAATTCGGCCATTATAGAAAATATTCTTAAAAGGCAGAGAACAGTCCTTAAACAGATTAAAAAGGAAATGGAAACGTATAAACGAAGCACAATTGACCCAAGAGCGTTTGTTATATTAGATGATTGCCTTTATGATAATACTTGGTCGCGAGATAAACTAATGCGTTTACTTTTTATGAATGGGAGACATTGGAAGGTAATGTTAGTCATAACAATGCAATACCCTCTTGGTATTCCTCCCACACTGAGAACAAATATAGATTATGTATTCATTCTTAGAGAGAATTATATTGCTAATAGAAAAAGAATCTATGAAAATTATGCTGGTATGTTTCCTACATTTGAGAGCTTTTGTCAAGTGATGGACCAGTGCACAGAAAATTATGAATGCTTGGTTATAAATAACAACTCAAAATCGAATAAATTACACGACCAAGTCTTTTGGTATAAAGCTGACAATCACGGCGATTTCAGATTGGGTTCAAAGGAGTTTTGGGATTTGTCTAAAAATCTCAAAGATGAGGACGAAGAGGAACAATATGACCCAAATTCTGTTAAGAAACGAGGTGGAGGTCCAAAAATCAGTGTTAAAAAAACGAGTAAATGGTAAAAATGCGAATAATCTTAAGGATAACCTATATTCCGCCAGCAAGTTCAGAACCTTCTGTCAAACAAAATGGTGGTCAAAATATAATAATTTAATTTATTATTATATTTAATATTTTGGTATATTTAATCTACATTTTCAAGAGAATTTGTTTGCGCAAAAGGTCCGCTTACCAATAGACTAGCGCCCTTGTCAGTATTTCCCGAAACAATATTATCACCTTCAAACAATTCCATACAAATATCAGCAGTAGAAATATTATCTTGTTCTCTCAAAGCGAATTCTTGAGTATTCGCACTAGTTACGCCTACTAAGTTGCCTTGAGTATCGATAGTTTGAGTTAAGGTGTTGCCTGATTTCTCGGCAATCTTAATATTTTCCTCAATTGCGTTTTGTTTGCTTTCCTTAACACGTTGTTCAAATGCGGTCTTGGCGCTAGATTCGTTTTTATTCTTCTCACTCATCAATTGATTTAGCTCATCTTCCATATATTCAACGCGACCTGTCTTATAAGCTTCGGGGTCCCAAGGCATCCACAGACCAACAGGACCAACATATACATCGTGATTTGGGTCTATCTCACGCAACAATTTACATCTCAATTCCGCCTCTTCCTGAGTTGGATAAGATCCACGGATTTTTAAACCTCTTGTATTTGTTTGGAAATTATGCGCAATATCAAATTTCTTTTGTAAGTCGTCTTCGTTTTTATCAATAAATGTTTTGTAATCGTCACCCATATTGCTCTTACTAATATTTTCTCTTTCATCTTTCACAAACTCCTTAAAGTCATTTGAAACATCATCAAACGAAACATTGTATTTATATGAAACAAAATTTAAGAACTGAATAAATTTTTCCATTGATTTATTAAAATCCCAACTCTTTAGGAATTCTTCGAATAAGAAAAGTTGTTTTTCCTTTAGAATTTTTTCAGGAGAACAAAATGAAACACACGTAAACTTCTGACCCGCAATAGGTTTATCCTCTTCTAACAAATCAACATATTTAGGGTTTGTTTTACCGTTAATTTGTTTTTTTTCAAAACCAGACTTTTTAGAACCACCTTTAGAATAATCCATTTAGTTAATTAAATTATTTATTTTTAAGTTTTTAATCGCATAATATATATTTTTTTCTTTTGATTTATTATAATGAACGGATTAATAAACGTCGCCGAACTTGTTAAGAGAGTCATTAAATACCTTGTCGAAGGTTTAATGGTTGCTATTGCTGCCTATGCCATTCCTAAACGTTCCTTAAATATTGAGGAGATTGTTTTGATTGCTTTAACTGCTGCCGCTACATTCAGTATCCTTGATACATATGTTCCCGTTATGGGTGTCACCGCCCGGTCTGGTGCTGGTTTCGGTATTGGTGCTAACTTGGTTAAATTCCCAGGTGGATTTTAAGTCAATCTAATATCATAATATATTTAATCTAATAGTAATATATTATGGCAAACCCAGCGAGGAAAACCTACAAAAGACATCGTAAGTATAGCAAGAGACGTAACGGTAAGAGTCTAACAACAAAAAAACGAACAGGAATTAAACGCCGTAGACACAGTCGTAAACAAAGAGGCGGTGCGTGTTTTGGAAATGGTGTGGGGGCCAACAATGGTGATCCAAATTTCTCAGTCTATAACACAAATCTATTAAAATTGTTCCCTTACAGACCTGAAAATTAAGCTTATAACAAGTGATA